CAAGGCATTGAAAGGATTCAGCAGCATCGTGGCATCCGTGTGAAGTATGAAATGGTCCACATGACAGACGATTGCAAGCACGTAGTCATCAAGGCAATTGGCGAAATGACAAGTTCAGATGGTGAAATCATCACCATTGAAACCTATGGCGAATCTGCACCAGATAACACACGGCAAAAATATCCTGTGGCTATGGCCGAAAAGCGTTCTTTGAGCAGAATCTGTCTTAAACTTTCGGGTTTTTATCAGCACAGCGTTTACGGGCAGGATGAATCTGATGACTTTGCACCTAAAAAAACCAAGTAATCATGGACATTTTTGAAGAAAAGACAGAACTACAGCAGACAGAAGAATGGTTTGCTGCCAGACTTGGCAAGTTCACAGCATCCAGGTTTGGTGATTTGATGACCAAGGGCCGAAAGAAGGATGAAATATTTGGTGGCACAGCCATCAGCTACATGATGGAAGTTGCAGCGCAGAAGCTGACAGGTGAACGTGTGCAAATATTTGGTGCTGCATTGGACCATGGAAATGAATTTGAAGATGTGGCCAGACAGGAATATGAAAAGCGCACAGGATGTGAAGTTGAAGAACTTGGATTCTGTGAAATTTCAGACTATTCTGGTGGCTCACCAGATGGCAAAGTGAAGGACAGCAACAAGTTGATTGAAATCAAATGTCCATACAACACAGCCAACCATTTGAAGAATGTCATCAATCAAGAAATTGACAAGAAGTACATCTGGCAGATGCAAGGATGTATGCTTGCAACAGGTGCCACATCGTGTGACTTCATCAGTTTTGACCCAAGGATTGAAGCTGAAGCATTCAGAATGGTCATCATCAATGTGCCTGCTGATAATGAGATGCAACAGGAATTGGTTGAAAGATTAGCACAGGCAAAGGAATATCTGGACCAAATCTTGAAAGCATGAAGATTACACTATCACCGAGAGAATTAGCAACGTGTGACATGATTGCATCAATGCGATATTGGCAAGGCTGTGGAACAGACACAACCATCATTGATAAAAGGAAGGCAAGCAGACTTGGATTCTGTGCAGAATACGCATTCAGTAAACAATTCAATCTGCACCTGGACATCATCAGCAATCTTGAAAAGGATTCGTTTGATTTCATTAGCAAGGATGGTGCAACAATTGACATTAAGGCAACAGATAGAAGTGATGGAAACTTGATTGTCCCAAAGCTGCTGCATGATGTCTATGTTCTGGCCATTGTAGATGGCCGCACAGTTGATTTTATTGGCTATGCAACCAAGCAGATGATTGAAGAAGCAGGTAAAAAAGACCTTGGAAATGGTCCATCTTGGTTTGTTAATCGTAAAGAACTGAAGAAATGGTGAACGCAAACGACAAAGGCAAACGATTTGAACGAAAGGTGGCCAACAGATTGAATGAAAGGTTTGGCACCAATGTCAGAAGAACACCAATGTCTGGCGGCATGACCATCAAAGGTGACATCATTGATTTGGAAGGTCCATTGGCGCAGTTCAGTTTTGAATGTAAGAACCAAGAAAGGCTGAACATCTGGAGCGCATTGAAGCAATCACAGAATGATGCAGCAGAAGATGGCCGCACACCTGTTGTTGTCTTTACAAAGAACCATCAGCCAGATTTTGTGGCAATGAAGTTTGAAGATTGGATGGATTTAATTGAGCAGATATGAAGACAGTCAACAGTTTAAGTGGTGGCAAAACATCAAGTTACATTGCAGCAAACTATGCTGCTGATTATGATGTTTTCGCATTGGTCAGAATCGAAGATAAAAATTGCAGATTCAAAGATGACACAATCAGAAAGCAGGTTGAAGATAGGATACAGGCACCATTCATTGCAACGGCTGAAGATGACACAATCATTTATACCATGCTTGATTTGGAACAGCTAATTGGCAGGCCAATCACATGGTTGACAGGTCTGACATTTGAAGAAACAATCAAGAAGCATGGTGGATATTTACCAAACAAGATGGCAAGATATTGCACGGCAGACATGAAGACAATGCCAATCTTGCATTGGATGTATGATGTAATCAAGGAACCTGTCAGAATGCGATTTGGTTACAGAGCAAACGAAACCAACAGAGCAAAGAAGATGTTGGAAAAGACAGACAAAGAAGGATTCACAACAGTCAAAGCAACATTTGCAAAGTTGGATGATGGAAGAAACAGTTGGCAAACAGTAAGGTATTGCAAGCCAGAATTTCCATTGATTGATGACAATATTTACAAGGACAAGATTGAAATGTTCTGGCAGTTCAAAGGCGTGCGATTCGCATACATGAACAACTGTGTTGGATGTTTTTGGCGTGGTCCATTATTGTTGAAGCATCTGCAAGAAAAGCATCCAGAGAAGCTGCAATGGTTTGCGGACCAAGAAACAGAGAATGGAACATGGCGAAGTGATTGCAGATATTCAGACATACTGAAGTGGAAAAAGCAGTTGCAGTTGTTCGATGAAGATTTTAACGAATGTGATAGTGGAAACTGTGGCATTTAAAACGATTTAATAACACTAAAAAAAAGAGAAGTGAAAGAAGAATTATCAGAGATACAGAAGGACAGCATTGATAAATTAGTCGATGTGTACAGGTCACAATTGATAGACCATGTAGTGAATGCGCCATTGGCGAACAGGCAAGGTGTGAATGTAGAGAACATCACCAATGCTGTGCTGCAATATTACAGCGTGACAAAGAAGATGATGTTTGCCAAAGACAGGCAAGCGCATATCGTGAAGGCCAGAGCAGTATGGTTCTGGCTATTACGACAGCCGGAAATGGAAACAGCATTGTCTATTGTGAGAATTGCAGACAAGGCAGAAATGAACCATGCATCTGTCATCCACAACATCAAGCGCATCGACAATGATTTGATGTTTGATGACAAGTATACAGTTGCAGAACTGACTGAAATACTGCGTTCGCTTGGTTTCAGATTTTACAAAGAAGGCACCAAATATTTCATCAAATGAGAGACAGTTTCATATTCTATAGGTCATTCTTCGAAGCTGCTGAAGACCTATCACCGGAAGAAAAATGTGCCATGTTTGATGCCATTTGCGACTATGCTTTGAACTTTGCAGAACCATGTTTGGAAGGCACACCAAAGTTGGCATTTAGGCTAATCAAGCCACAACTTGATGCAAACATTGCCAGATACAACAATGGCCAAAAAGGCGGAAGACCAAGTTCAAAAATAACCAAACCGAAACCTAAACGTAACCTAACTAAAACCAAACCAAAACCAAACCATAACCTAGATGTAACCAAACCAGAACCATCGAATCAGTTAGGTTATACAAGTGTAAAACCTAATGTAAATGATAATGGTAATGTAAATGGTAATGTAAATGGTAATCTGAATGTGAATGAAATCAGCCATCCAAGCGTTGATGAAATTAAAGATTGGATGTATCATTGCGGATGCAGAAACATTGGTGAATCAGAAAAGTTTTGGTTGTATTATGAAAGCAAAGGTTGGATGATTGGACAGGTGCCAATGGTGAATTGGAAGGCTGCTGTGCTGTCCTGGATTCGCAGAATAAAAGACACGGATGATGATGGATTCCAATTTGACTTTGAAGCAGATGAACCAAATAAACTAATCGAATGACAAAATTTGAACAAATGCTTTTGGATAAAGGCTATATCAAACATATTTTGAACTGCAAAACAATGAAGTTTGAAATGGCAAAAGGACACACTATATCAACTATGGTTAATCTTGACCACCGATATTTTCACAATACTGATACAAATATTTTGCAGAAGATAGCATCTGGAAAATCGGTATTGGAAGAAGATTTTACTTGGTTCGATAGAAAAGGAGAAATATGTTTTGGCTTGCACGAAGCAGGAAAGCCACCTACATTGATAGGTCCAAGACCACGAATTGAAATTAAGCGAATTAAAGAAGGTGAATATGTAGTTGAAAATGAACAATTGGATGACAGTATGAATGTTGTTTTAAAATACATATCTCACGAAGAAATATTTGAGGCAATGTATAATAAAAGCATTGTCATTAAAATAGACTTAACGTAGTGCTTGTTCATAACATCGATGGAAGACAGGTCAACACCAGAAGTGTGGATGGAAAGGCAGAAGAAACAGATGAAAAAAGGCAACACGCCATTCACACCTGGACTGAATGTGATGGCACAAGCAGGACTGCTTCCAACGCCAACGACACAGGAACCAAGCAGCCATTGCGAAGTGAACGAGCAAGGAAGAAGGATGACCAAGGATGGCAAGGACAGCCACAGTTTGAACCTTGGAAGGATGGTGACACAGAACCTGCTGCCAACACCAACATCAGACGACAATCCGCAGAAGAACACAGGCAAACGGAATCAAGATGGATTGCAGAAACGGGCATACCAAACAACTGGCAAAACTTCCCAACTGAATCCGCGATTTGTGGCCGAGATGATGGGCTTTCCAACAGATTGGACAATATTACCTTTCCTAAATGGCGAAACGAAAGCATAAAAGCATACGGCAATGCTGTGGTGCCACAGTTAATTTTGCCTATCTTCCAAACAATTGAAAAACTTTACAAAGAAAAGAAATGATACAACAAGCAACAATTCATAAGCTGCCATTATTGGTTGGCTGCAAATCATTTGAACGCAATCACACAGGTCAGATGCTAATCGACATCATCAGCAGATTTGTTGAAGCAGAATTTCCACACATTGATGATTTCAAATTGGTCACAGCATTCCAGAAGGCTGCATCTGGCACCTTGAATCTGAACAACAAACCATTGGCATTGTCAACATATGGGCAACAGCTATCACCAAAGGTTGTTGGTGAAGTGCTTCGGGCATTTATTCAAACACAGCGAACAAAGGCTGCTGAACCTGCATTCCAACCAAAGCAATTGGAAGCTCCAAGCAATCCAATTGATGCACAGTTCATGTATGATTGGACCATCAACTACATCCAACAGTTTGGAAGGATGCCGGAATACCCAATGTGGGGATTGATATACCAATATTTATTGGAGCGTAATGAAGTGAAAGCATTGCCAAACGAAAAGCCATCTGGCCGTTACAGTATGATGCAAGAAGCAGACAACAGGTATCAACAAACTGTTGTTAGATGGTTCCAGAATAATGGTGTTGTTTAAATTTATTATATTCGTGGAAATAAATTTTTAAAACATGAGTGAAGAGAAAACAATCTACATTGGCAATGGCCAGAAGAAAGGTGAAACATGGCTGACGGCATCTGTTTGCCTGTCCAACATTCCAAAGGAACACACCTTTGAATACAACGGCAAAAAGTACATGAAGGTCAACATCAACATCAAAGATGAATTGGACCAATATGGTAATGATGTGTCCATTTCTGTTGATACATGGAAACCAGAGAAGGAAGGAAGCGTTAAAGAAAAGGTAGTGGCCAAATCGAAAGCAAAGGCCGCAGCCATTGGAAACGATGATTTGCCATTCTAAGGAACAAGCAGCCATTGATTTGTGTGCAGATGAAGAATTGCATCAGTTAGCAATTCGC